AACCAAGTAATTACAATAGTAGGACAGGATATACCAAATCTTAAAGTAGGAGCATTAAGAGATGCTCATACAATCATTGAGGAAACTCCAGAACTCCAAGCATTCATAACAGACTTTAATAAATCAGATAGGGTATTTACATTCATCAATGGTTCAATCATTGAGTTTAAGTCTTATGACAATTCACAAGATGCTAAATCTGGTAAGAGAGATTACTTGTTTATTAATGAGGCAAATGGAATAGACAAGAATATATGGGAAGAACTATATTTTAGAACCAGAAAGAAATCATATTTAGACTACAACCCTAATGTTACTTTTTGGGTTCATCAACATTTAATAGGTAAGTCTAATGTTACTTTAATTATATCAGATCACAGACATAATACTTTCTTAGATGATAAAACTCATGCTAAGATTGAAAGTATAGAAGATTATGAACTATGGAAAGTTTATGCAAGGGGTTTAACAGGTAAATTAGAAGGAGTAATCTTTAGGGAATACAATGTGATTGATAAAGTACCAGAAGATGCCAAATTGGTTGGATATGGATTAGATTTCGGTTTTACGAATGACCCAAGTACGTTAATAGCAGTTTACAAGCATTCTGGAGAATTAGTGTTAGAAGAATTGATTTATGAGGTAGGGATGCTAAACAGAGATATATCAGTAAGAATGTTTGAATTAGGAATCAAAGGAAGAATCATAGCAGATAGTTCAGAACCTAAATCTATTGCAGAGTTACAAGGTTATGGATGGCAGATAGAAGGAGCAACCAAAGGGAATGATTCAGTAAGGCAAGGGATAAATTCTTTAAAGAGGTACAAGATTAATGTTACTAAGAATAGTTACAACATAAAGAAGGAGTTCGACAATTACAAATGGAAGCAAGGCAAGACTGGAGAACTCCAGAATGAACCAATAGATATGTTTAACCATACCATAGATGCAATTAGGTATGTTGCTTTGAATATATTGGACAACTTTGCATCTGGTAAGTACAATTTTATGAGGTAAAAAATAATTTAAAAATATTTTTAGTAAAAGTATCTTTATATTGAATATATACTTATCTTTACATCACAATAGTAAATAACCACAAAAACAAATCAAAATGAGCACAGAAATTACTAAGATGGAATTAATTGAAACTTATAAAGGGATAGAAATTTACAAGCATTACAATCCAAAACTTTCATCAATTTATTGTGTTTTTTGGATAAATGGTAAAGAATATTCTAATGGTATATCTTCTATGAGAGATACAAAAAGTTGGATAACAAGAGTATTAAACAAAACTAATTAAAAATACAAGTTGGCAGAACTTTAAAACTGCCTATTTAAAAAACCACTAAAACAAAAACAATGAACACTAAAACAAGCACAACGGAAAAAATGAATATTGTTTATTCTGTTTATTCTCATTTATGCAATCCTAACGAAGCAAATGAGTTTGACAATTTGATGGAAGCAAAAAGATTTCTGAAAAAACAAAATGAAGACTTTATTTTAGTCGGATATGAAAAAGGAAACTTTGCAAGAACTATGTTTATTATTAAGAGAAATTATAAATACTAACGAAATACTTTAAAACTAAACCTTAAACAAATGAGCAATTTTACAAAAGAACAAATAAAGAAAGGACAGGCAAGGTATGAAGCAGATTCTTTGCCTAATAACATTGCATATTTTATTATTATCATAATCGTAGTGTTTGCAGTATTGGCAGATAACCTATAAATCCAAAACAATGTTTGAAATCAAAGTAAGAACAACAGGAGAATTAATAGAACACAAGATTAAGACAGAGCAGGAAGCAAAAGAATTGGTTCAAAGATGGGAAGCAATGGACAAGATAGAAGAAATCTATTCAGATGACTACTACGAGATTACTGGCGAAGAAGATATTCCAGAATATGTTTGTCCAAGATGCTCTGGATCTGGAGAAGGTTGTGCAGATGGTTTGGTTTGTACAAATTGTGATGGAAAAGGAACAATATATATATCAGAAGATTTATAAAAATAACTTATCTTTATATTAATTATCACTTTTAAACCTAAATTTATGGATTCTATTATTAAATCATTACTTCATCATCAAGCAATCGGAACAGAGTACATTGAGAAGTATGACAAAGCAAGGAAAGAAGCAGATGCTTTGCAAGTAGTTATTAAACATATGATATTAGCATTTAAAGATGGATATCTAACAGAACAATTAATAGAGGCATTCTTAGATTTGCCTCAAATACCAGATCAAGCAATAAAATACATATATGACAACAATAGGACAACAATTAAAGGAGATTAGGAGAGAGGCAAATATTAGCCAGAAGGAACTTGCTCATAGGAGTAAGATTTCTTTTGTTACAATCAATCGTATTGAAGGAGGTTCTTCTCCTCGAATATCAGTTGTAACAAAGATTTTTGAAGCACTAAACAAAAAGATTGATTATGTTATCACAGATATTCAAAACCAAGACCTTCAGATTACTCAAGTTAGTAGCGAGTTATAGTTATTTAATAATGGTTATAATCCTTTTAAATCCTTTATTTATTATAGCAGGTTATTTTTGGATTGAAGATAAAATCAAAAAGTATGTGGGATAAAATAAATGTTTTTCAATATCAACAGATGCTTCCCATTCTTAAAATGGAAGATACAATCCAACAGGATGGTAGATTGATTTCAATATTGTACAAGATAACCGAGAATGAAGTAGATAATCTTTCCTTGATGACTTACTTAAAGTATAAAGATAGTCTATCGTTTCTTAGTACAGAGATTACAGGTAAACCTGTTAGGTTCATCAAGGTTAATAACAAAAGGTACAGATGCGTTTACGATGTTCGAAATATGCCATCTGGTAGATACATTGAATCAAAAGTATTCAGCAAGGATTTCGGAAACAACCTGCACAAGATATCTGCATCTATGGTTATTCCTCAAAAGAGAAACTTCTTTGGATTCTGGAAGGATGACAAATGGGATGCAAGTAAACACGAAGAATATGCAAATGATCTGTTAGAAGCAAATTTTGCTCAAGTTTACCATTCGATTGTTTTTTTTTATCATGTATACAGAAACTGGATGGAAGTTTCCAAGGATTATTTAATTCAGAAGATGATACAAGCAGGGATGACTCATACGGAAGCAAAAAAGGAGGTAGTAAATTTATTGAGTATTTTGGATGGCAGTATTGTACCAAAATTGTTGCCGACCAAGAAAATATCTCAGTTAGCGAAGCATATGAAATAAGTACAACACATTTTCTAAACACATTATCATATTTAAAAGCAGAAAGAGAATATAAGAAAAATAGTTAGTTATTATATTTAAAAAACAAAATATATGAAGTATCAAGTAGAAAATTCTAAATTTAACGTAGTATTTGAAAAAAATCTAAGTCTTGAAGAAGCACAAGATTTTATCAACAAAACACAACAAGAAGAATTAGATTTATTTTTACACAATCGTGAAGTGTTTAGAATTGTTGAAATGACAGAGGAAAACTAATTAAGCAGTTAAGATTTTTAAACAGAGAGGTTCGCCTCTCTTTTTTTTGCGTAGTTATTATCCTCCAATTTGCACATTTATATTAGATGACTAAGCAACAAGCAGAACAGATTGCAAATGGATTTATAGGTAGTTTAGGAGGTAACTATAACTTGGTTAATCCTAATGATTTTCCTATAGTTGAACAGATCTTGCTTAAATATGGGTTTGAGTTTACTAAAGAAGCAAGAACAAATCTTTATAAATCTAATTCTATCTCATCTGGTGCATTGGTTGATATGTCATTGCCTCAAGTATACCAAGAAACAAATGGATATAGTTTACAGATAGGTTATCCTATAGGTTCAAAGCAAGATAAATATTATGACTATGTCAATAAGGGAGTAAAGGGAGTAGGAGGTACTAATGCCAGACCTAAGAAGAACTCTGGAGATTACTCTTTCAAGACTCCATATGCTAATAAAAAAATGGCATTAGCAATACTGCTTTGGTTAAGGAAAGCAAGTAGGCAGACAATTAAATATGCTCCTGTATCAAGATTAGAAAGCAAAAGAAAGAAGTTAGGTAAAATGCTCATTGATGCAGAAAGTAAGAAGAGATTAGCCTATGCCATATCATCTGGAATCAAAAGAGATGGATTAAGAGCAACATATTACATAGACAAGGCTATTAAATCTACATTCAATCAAGAATTTATATCTTCCTTATCAGTTGCCTTACAAGGTGATATAGTAATACAAATTAGAAAAGAAACTACAAAATAAGATGGCAATTACAATTTTAGATACTCCTACAACGTATTCTACATTCAACGATGATCTGTGGTTTGTTACATCCTCAACTAACTCTGGAACAACTAACTTTAAGTTTGTTTATGATATAAAGGTAAATGGCAACTTAGTTTCAAGAACCAAATCATTTCCAGATGTAAGTGGTTATGGTTTATTTAACTCTGCTCCTATTGTTAGAGCATTCAATTCTAATTACTTTGAACCATCTGGTACAAGTATTTTAGTAGAAAGCAATGATAAGTTAAAGATAAATTATGTTGTAGAGTTTAGAGAAGAAGTAAGTGGTTCTATTAACGTATTTCCAGATGCTTCTGGAACTTATAGTGGTTATAACTATACTATACCATTATTTGCAGATGCTTTCAAAACAGATGCCTTAAACTTAGTTACATATGAGGATGCTTTATTGACTACAAGTTTTTCAGATAATCTGCTTACTGAAAGAGGAGAAGAAACAGAGATTGAATTTGGAGATAACTTTTATGTAAGTTACTTTAAGAAGACAGGAGGAACATATATAGCAAAAGTAGATGTAATTAACGAAGGTAACACAATAGGAACTTCAGTTAGTGGAGTAATTACTCTATCTGGTGAATTCAATATGTTTAACCTTAGTGCATCTAATGTAAATACTTGGGCAGGTTCAACAATAATTACTTCATCAACATTTGGATATGACTTTTATATATTTAACGCTACCAACTCCAGAAAGATTAAACTTCGCCAAAAATGTAACTCTAAGTATGAAAGTTATAATCTTCACTTCCTCAACAGGGTAGGAGGATATGATACAATGAAGTTTGGATTGGTTAATAAACGCAATAGTGAATATCAGAAAAGTTACTTTAGAAGAAACGAATGGCAATTAACAGGCAGTCAGATGTCAAAGGTTGATTCTTATAATAGATACAATGAAAGTAATATCAACTATAACATTCAGCATAAAAATACTTACCATCTGATTTCTAATTGGGTATCTGGTCAAGATTACGAATGGTTGGCACAATTAGTTTCATCTCCTATTGTTTATATGGAAGTACAAGGAGCATATTTCCCTGTTACCATAGTTAACAATAACTATAATTACAAGTTAGAAATTAGTGATAAGTTATTCAACTTTGAAATAGATGTAGAAGTAGGTAAAAAAATAAATGGTCAATTCAGATGATAACAGAAATTTACGTTGAGAATTTTAAACTTGATTTGACTAATGAGATTGAAACTGATTTCACCTATGCAATAGATGATGTAAATGATTTTGGGAGCAAGAATACAAGTTACTCTAAGACAATAACGATTGCAGGTAATGGAAACAACAACCAGATCTTTGGTTTTGTATTTGATTTAGGGAATGCAAATTTTACGGATAACACATTGCCAAATGTTAACTATAATTTTAATGCAAGTAAGTCAGCGAATTGTAAAATATTTTTAGATAAGATACAAATATTCAAAGGTGTATTAAGACTTCTTGAAATAGTAAATGAGCAAGGAAGAATAGAATATCAATGTAGTGTATTCGGAGAATTAGGTGGATTCATAACTGCATTAGGTAACAAAAAGATTGAGCAATTAGATTTTGGTATAGCAAATCAGACATATAATGAAACTACCATTGCAAATAGTTGGGATAGTATTGCAGGTTCTGGAGTATATTATCCATTGATTGATTTTGGTGGAGCAAGTACAAATAAAATAGATTTTGATTTTAAAACATTTAAACCTGCATTATATGTAAGGCAATATCTGGAAAAGATAATAGGTTCTTCTGGATATACTTGGGATTTCCCATTACTATCTACTTCACTAATGAATAGATTGGTAGTACCTAATAACCAGATTCAATTAACAACATTATCTTCTACTTTATTTGATGCAGATGCAACTGCTTCTACTTATACTTCAATTCAGTATGCAAGATATACTATTAGTACATTAGGTTCTTTCAGTACAAATGTAAACAATGACCAATTTACTTATACTCCTGCAACATCAATAATTACAAATATATATTGTGCTTATGCAGGATTAATTAAATCTACAACATCAGTTCCTACTTCTGTAACATTCTACTTAAAAAAGAATGCAACTATACTTTCTCAAACAACTATTGCAGTTCCAACTACTAACATTCCATTTGGAATTAATCTTTCAGTTAATAACATTACATTTAATACAAGTGATAATATTAAATTAGAGATATCTTCTAATGTAATTCAGATACAACAATTTGGTGGAGCATTAACAATTACTTCTACAACTCCGACAGAAGTTCCTGTTGAATATGGAGATGCAATAGTTATTAATGATATAATACCTAAAGGTATATTCCAGAAGGATTTCTTTTTGTCTATTTGCAAAATGTTTAACCTATATGTTTATGATTCTATATTTGATGAAAAGAAATTAATCATTAAACCTTATGTAGATTTTTATGATGGAACTACATTAGATTGGACAAACAAGATAGATAGGAATAAACCTATGAGCATAAAACCAATGAGTGAAATTAATGCAAGGTATTATCAGTTTAAATATAAAAGTGATAATGATTTCTACAATGATAATTATAAAAAAAAGTTTAATGAAAACTATGCAGATAACTTGTATGATACAGAATTTGATTTTGTAAAAGATACAGATGTTACAGAAGTTATCTTTGCCTCTTCTCCATTGTATCAAGCAACAGGAACAGATAAGATATATCCTGCCATCTACAAAAAGTCTAATGGTAACACAACAGAAGATAAAATGGATTCTGTAATTAGGATTCTACAAGCAAAAAAGATTACAGGTAAAACGTTATGGACAATTAAAAATGGAGGTACTAATTTGGCTGCCTATACTGCTTATGGGTATGCAGGACATTTAGATGATCCATATTCACCAACCAATGATATAAATTTTGGAGCACCCAAAGAAATTTACTTTGATGCTACTACTTATCCAACTACCAATCTATTTAATGCTTACTACTCAGATTATATGGCAGAGATTACAGACAAGAATAGTAAGTTGTTAACCTGTTACATCTTATTAAATAGTGTTGATATTTTGAATCTTGATTTTAGTAAACTTATCTACATAGATGGAGTATTATATAGGCTAAACAAGGTAGAAAATTACAATCCAATTAATTACACAACTTCAAAAATTGAATTACTCAAAGTAATAAATAAAATATTCTGATGGCTGAACAATTAAATTTAGAGATAAACATAAATAATAGTGATAGTTCTGCAAAGTTAGGAACACTAAAAAAGCAGTTAAAAGAGGCACAAACTGAAGTACAGGTTTTAACAGATAAATTTGGTGCAACTTCTAAAGAAGCAATCGAAGCAGCAAAAAGAGCAAGTGAATTAAAAGATAGAATAGGAGATGCTAAAGCATTAACAGATGCGTTTAATCCAGATGCTAAATTTAAAGCACTAACTGCATCTTTGTCTGGTGTAGCAGGTGGATTTAGTGCAGTACAAGGTGCTATTGCATTATTTGGTGTAGAATCAGAACAAGTTGAGAAAACATTGTTAAAGGTTCAATCTGCAATGGCATTATCTCAAGGTTTGCAATCAGTAGGTGAAGCAGTAGATAGTTTTAAGAACTTAGGAGCAGTTATAAAATCAACAACTGCATTCAAGGTATTAGATAATGCAACTACCAGAGTAGCAACTATTGTAACAAGGACATTTGGATTGGCAGTAGATACAACTGCATTTTCATTTAAAGCATTAAAAGTTGCTATAGCAAGTACAGGAATCGGAATATTGATAGTAGCATTAGGTTTTGTTATTGAAAAGATGCTAACTTTTGCTAATGCATCTGAAGAAGCAACCAAGAAACAGAAAGAACTTAATGAGCAGATAGCAGAAGGAACTGCACAAGGATTAGCAGATAACCAAAAAGTTATAGATTCAGAAACTAAACTAAAGTTAGCGAGAGCAAAACTAAGAGGAGCATCTGAAAAAGAATTGTTTGATATTGAGCAAGAAGGAATCAGAGAAAAGATTAGACTAAGAGAAGAGGCTTATGAAGAAACATTAAAAAGAAATGGAAAAGCAGCAACTGAAATTGCAGAGCAGAACGTAGAAGCAAATAATCAATTAGAACTAAATGAAATAGATTTCCAGATCAAAGTAAATGAAAGGATAAAACAAGAAAATTAATACATTTATAAAAAACTACATTTTGAACCATCAAAATGCCCCACCGATCGGAATAATAGATTCAAAACATTTATCATTTGTATATGTTGTATCAGCACTTTTTAGTTTACATTTATTAGAAATTAGTGATTCTAATTTCTTGATATCACTAATTTTTTGATTTAAAACAACTTTATCTGCTTTAGTTTTTACATCTATATCTTTTAAATCTTCTTCAGCTTTTTTCTTTGACTGATCTAATTTATATTTAAAATCATTGTCTGTTATATCTTTTGTAAAATTTGTTTTAATATCTTCGTATTTTGATATAATATTTATTATATCATTAATTGATGGACCCAAAACTATATTTTTAGCAGTACTAGCTATATTTTTAGCACTAGCAGTTATATTTTTAGCACTGCTAGCTACATTTTTAGCACTAGCTATAACTCCTTTTTTAACATTAGTAGCTATATTTTTAGCACTAGCTGCAACTCCCTTTTTAACCAATGAAGCAGCTTTATTCATTCCAGCTAAGATACCTCCTTCTAGTTCTAAATATTTGGTTTTATATTTATAATATTTAAGTTTGTATAATTCATTTACACTTGTATATTTTTGTTTATATTGTTTATATTGTTGTTCATACTGATTACTATTTGGTAGTTTTGTTTTTTGTCTTGATGACAATGTTTGAATAAACGGTAAATGATTATTAATAAAACATTTTTCAATAGTATAATTAAATATACCATTGGTACCTTTACACATATAGTGAATTTCTAATATTCTATTTAAATCACAAATACGATTTTTATAAACATTTTGCATAACAGTATCTTTTTCTATACTAGCAAAGTTTGTTGTATTAGATATAACTTTTTTAACAGCTGCTAAAAATTTTTTAACATTAGGAAGTTTATTTACTTTTAAATCTGGCAATACACTAGATACACTAGATTCACTAGATGTATTTTTTTTACTAAGAAATAATTCAGGATCTAATAATTCTAAATTTGTATAAATTAATTGAATACTTTGATTATCAATATTTTCTTTTTCTTTTGAATCATAGTCATAAATAGTTAAAATGTTTCCT